GATGCAAACGCATTACGATGCAGTCCCCGGACTCCTTGTCGTTCAACCTACGTGATACGTATATATCGTTGTGATACACACAAATTTCAAATTCCTCGTCATCCTTCGTTATCTTCTTAAACACGCCTCCGTTCTTACCCATAAAGTAGGGCTTTGGAGCTTTAGGAATGACGTAGGTAAAGGCAGCGTCTTCCGCTGATCCTTCTGGTTTGGAGTGGACAATAAGGTCTTCGTCGCTAGCCTCAGCTATCTCACGCCCTAACGTGATTGGAGACTTAAACTTCCCCCAGTGCATGCAGTCCTTACAGATCTGAGCCCTGTCTTCATCAGCCATCAGCTCTCTAATAGTCGTGCAGTGATACGGACCCTTGATGAGATCTAGCTTCTTCTGGGTATTCTCCGGGGTGTAGTCCGGGTGCCGTTGAGAGATGAGGTAACTAAACTTGTCTGCGTCTTCGCAGTACTTGGTGATCGATAGACCCGCCCTCCACAGGGGCTCACTCATCTTGGCTTGGTTTTCGTAGATGTACCTGATCTGGTCGCATCCCTTACCCTTCACGGTCTTTTCGAGGATGGTCTTAAACTTGCTTACGTAGTTACCAAGAATGGATCGAGTGACCTCATCCATCTCCCCACGTTTGAAGTGGGGTCTTTTCAGGGTAGTCGGCTCACCCAGTAATTCTTTATAGAACTCAGCAGTGCCGGGTTCTGTCCCCATATAGAGGATCTGTACGTCACGTGCTTCTTCGAGCTTGTGGTTCTGAGTGCCCGGCACCCTGAGAATACGTGCTGAGTCAGCAGGTACGGCTGTGTCAATAAACAGCCTGTGGTCTATACAGAGTTCCTTAAGGCGCAGCGACAACGGTTGCCACGTGTCTTTATCGACAGGTTCGACAAAGGGCCAGTAGGCGTGAATACCGCCACCGGAGTTGACTAGGTAAGGTCGTGGTAGACCTACGGTCTTACAGAATTCTTTGAGGGCATTTAGCGTCTCTTTCGCATCTTCGTATCGAGCGGGTTTTGCATGATGCACACCGTAATCGATATCGAGAAATAGACAGCGAAGCTGTTCTACGTTGGACTGTTGGCGTTTGGTTTCGCTGAAAGTAGCTAAGCCGAAATAAGCTTCGAGCTTGTTCGCTGAGAAGTCATCAGCCGTTACACATAACTGCTCGATATCCTTGTAGTGCTTTTCTACCGGATACTCCCCTCCTAGCCCTGTAGCGCAGTAGTAGCCATCGTTCCCTAAGATATTTTTTAAGAATTGTATTCTGTCCATACATGGCTACTCTGAAGAAAGAAAGGGGTAGGGATGACCCTACCCCCACGTGACTAATCAGTCATCCCACTCGCCAATCAGATCTTCAAGTGATGAAGATTCTGCGGCGGGTGCGGCTTTCTTCGGAGCAGCTTTCTTAGGTTCTTCGATAACTTCCTCTTCGTCCTCTTCCGGCTCCTCTACAGGAGCAGGTTTCGGCGCGGGGAGCGAAGCTTTCTTAGGTGCAGGGGGTGCTTCCTTCTGTACGTTGTCAGCCTGAGATACGGTCAGCTCAATAGCTTTCTTGGCCTCGTTAGAGTCCTTGAGACGCTGAATGACTTCCCACTCTTCTTCGGTAACCGCGCGGATCGGACGGAAGAACAGCTTAGGTACTGGGCTAGCAATGTCGAACTTCATCTCGGTGACAACACCGGACATCGGTGCGTCCTTAAGACTAAGGAACTCTGCATACGCACGGAGCGGGAGCTTACCCTTCTCGCCATCACCAAAGATTGACGTAGACGGAAGTACCAACTGATACACTTCTTCCCGGTCGATCTCCCCTTCAATAACCACAGCAAGGCGTTGGCTGTAACGGCAAGCACGAGACTCACCTTGGCCTGAACCCTTGATGTTCTGAGGGCAATTCAAGCAGGTATTAGACTGCTTATCCTTGACTGCTTCATCGGGCTTCTGGCTATCGCTAGACCAACAAGTGGGGCGCACCGCCTCACCCTCTGAGTAAGATCCGGCAAAGTAAGTACGGGATACTTTCGGTGCCGCCTTGATGACAACTACGTTCATCGTCCGTTCTTCGGAGACACGGTATTCCTTACCACCGATCATCTCACGGAACGCATTCCCCTTGATGCTAATACGGCGCATGCCGCCGGAGGATTCTCCAGCTAGGGCCTTGGTTACTTCATCAGCCCCTGCACCACGCAGATAGGTGGGCAGTCCGCCTTTGAAAAGATCTAATTCGCTCATTTCATTCTCCTTAGAGATCCTCTGAGGGATCAAAGTTAATAGTCATCTGACGATCATCTTCCGGCATCATCCCGGCTTCTTCAACAATCGCCCGTAGGGCTTCCTCTACCTTGCTTACCTTGAACCGGTATACGCCACCCACCTTAAGATGAGGTACGGTGTTGTTCCTGATCCAAGCCCGAACGGTAGAGACCGACACAGAGAAGTGATTCGCTACGTCGTCAATCGGGACATAAGGTTCATCCTGCATTCTTGTTCCTCTTTACGGTCACAGAGTATTCCATGTTTGAGTTGAGTCCCGGCGGGAGATCTTCCGGGTGTTCTTCTAAGTAAGATTTCATGTTCCCCTGATGGATGCGCTTCTCAAGGAGTTCAGGCAGTTGGTTCTCCAATATGAACTTGTGCATGGATTCCCAATCGCTCGTGCCGTAAGTAGTTTTCACTGTGCGATAGACGAGGCCGGATTTGGTCTTGATCGTCTCCATACCGGTATCCCGCATCTGGTCGCTGATAGCGATCTTTACCCGGCGCATCTTCTGCTCAAGGTCCTTGAGTTCTGCATCGAGGGTTTCTTTCTTGGTGTACATCTTTACGTACACGCCGACTAACTGATCTAAAGATACGTCTGACATTTCATTCTCCGTTTGTACTCGGTCTAACGCCGATGGGGAAACCATACTATCAGACTTTATCTTAGTCAAGCAAAGTTTTATAAAGATCGATTAATTTTCCGTTCTCAGTAATCCTATTGTCGAGCATCCGGTATACATGTTTTTCAGCATTTGAACCTTGGAGCTTCACCACAGTAACAGGATGACGTTGCCCTGCCCGATGCGCTCGGGCATTTGCCTGTGCGTAAGTTTCAAGACTGGATGTCGGCCCCCACCATACGATCGTATCAGCAGCAGTCAAGGTCACGCCATGTGCTGCCGCTTGTGGCTGGATAATTAGTATGCGCGGATCGGGTTGGGTTTGGAACCTCCTGAAGATATCTGCACGTTTACCGGCTGACACTTCCCCACTAATCACGTCTGTAGCAAAGCCATCAGCGGTCAACTTCTCACGGAGCAGTTCTATAGTGTGCTTGAACGGAACGAAAATGAGAACCTTTTGTCGGGTCTCGTCGACGACCTCTCGAAGTACCTTATAACGGTTGGAGATATCAAAGTGCAGGGTCTCCCCACTATCGGCATATACCGCACCGCATGAGATCTGAAGGAGCTTGTTGAGACCGACCGCCGCATTGACGGCTGTGATCTGCTCGCCCGTTGTCTGCACAACGAGTTGCTTGCGTAGAGCCTCGTAGTATTTCTTCTGTTGGGGTGTTAGCTCTACATCACGTACCACGTAGGTCATTTCGGGGAGGTCTAAGCATTCTTCTTTGGTGTACCTGATCGCCGGCTGCAGGGCTTCGAACACTACCTTGTCTGCATTTGGACGTACGACCCACTTGAACGTGGTGACCTTGGTCATCACCATATCTTTGAATGCCGTAAAGAACGTAGGCACATTCTTTGGATTGACTAGCTTGGCTAGGCCGTAAGCATCGACCGGGGACTGAGCCGCCGGGGTGCCTGTCATCATCCATAACCACGTGTCAGGAGTCAGGATTCTGTTGAGGGTTTTCCATCTTGCGGTCTGTGCGTTCTTATAAGCGTTGGCTTCGTCGACAATAATTAAGTCAAACCCAGCTTTCTTTATTTCCTCCTCAACGATATTTAAACCGTCGTAATTAATGATGACGAACTCAGCACCGCCATTGATAATCTTGACCCGCTTGTCCTTAGCACCATAGGCGATATCAGCCGTGCGGTGCATAGCAAAATTGAATAAGTCCCCACGCCACGCTGAGTCCATGATGGACAGGGGGCAGACAATGAGTACCCGTTTGATCTTACCGATCTTCATCAGGTAGTCAGCGGCCCAGATCGCTGATCCGGTTTTACCCGTCCCTTGCTCGTTGAGACAGAATGCCCTGCGGTGCAGGGTGAGGAATGAAGCGGTGTCCTTCTGGTGTTCGAAGGGTTTGTATCTTCCCGGCCAGTTGTACTTGCCAAGGATAGGTGACGGTACGTCCTTAATCTGTAGGTTCTTAAGAACTTGGGCTTCCTCTAGGTTCCAGTGCACGAGCACCTTCCCATCGCCCATGTCTTTACTCTTGGGGATCACGGTTGTGATCCGTCCGGGGTTTCTTACGTTTAGTAAAAGTGCTTTGTTTTCAATTATTTGCATCTCATTCTCCTAGTTATTAGACGAACGAAGAGAGGAGTAAACAGGCCCTATTCCCTGCTTACCCCTTACTCTCGTGCCGATTCCCCGCTACGAAACAAGACAGGAGAGACTACGGTGTCGGCTGGTGCGGTTTATTATGTAGGTCGCAATCTACCCTCAGCTAGCCCACTCACACCGTACGGCTAGCCGAATCCAACAAAATCTAACGCTTCTTGCGTTCTCGCTTACTCGTCTCTGAGACGAGGTTGCTCTTACTATCTCTTTTGAACGATCTGTTCTTGGATGGTGAGGTCAAGTACACACCATCTGAATTCGAACCGCCTTTGTCGAGAGCCTTCTTATGGGCTACATCCTTACCGTTGCGGTCGATTCCCTTCTTGTCCATCTCACGCCTAGCGCGTTGGCGCTCCATGCGACGTGGCAGTTCGTCCCGTTCCTTCTGCTGTTGGTATTCCTTCTTGTAAGGACGTGACTTGTTTACGTAAGGCATCAGTTCCTCCCATTATGGGCGCATTCCATTACAGGGCAATGCTTCTTACACAGCCCACTTGGTCTGGGGTTCCACACCCCATTGTCGTATGCCGAACGCATCCGGCCATACTCTGTCAACCATTTCACCCACAGCTTATCCTGATCCTCGGCCTTGTACTTTTCTTTAGGGAAGCTACCTGCCACCACAAAGAACAATCCGGCTTTTACCCTCGTCACTTCTGGATAGTGCTTGAACACAGCCATTGCCATGAGTTCTAACTGCCCAGTGTCTGCGTACTTAGCAGAAGCCCCAGTCTTATAGTCGATGACAAATGCACGATCACCATCAATGATGAGGAGGTCAGCGATACCCCGCCACCATGCGTCCTTGCTCTTAAAACTACACGGCTCCAGATCCTCTGTGAGCGCAAACTTCAGTTCGCAGTGCTTGTCCCCCGGCAGGGCGTTCAGCCCATCGAGTGCCTTACGATACCTTTCAAATTCTTTAGGGAGGTCAGTTCCGTCACGGATGTAATCTTCAGCTGCCTTGTGGAAGCGGTTCCCATACAGGATAGCGTCCGTTTCCTCCATAGGGTACTCCTTGAGCACCTTCAGGTGGTAGTACTGCCGTGGGCAGGTGATGAAGTTCTTAATAGAAGAAAACGACCATGACGGGGACTTACTCATCCGTAGCAACGCTCCATGAGAGCGGCATATCCACAGATGTCCACAATGCTATCCCGATGCTCCGGGTCGTTAGCTAGTCTGGCGGCTTTCAACAGAATCATCATTACGGCTACGTCCTTATTGGTAAGGGCTCGATCACCTACTGACTCCAGATAGGAGTTCCACATTTGTGCAATGCAGTCCAGATTCTTAGACGGATGTCCGTAAGTCTTCTCACGGTCCCCATAGATAATATCTTGAGCTTCTTCGAGCACGTTAACACTCCCCATAACTCCTCCCATATCCCGATTCACAGTTCACCGGAAGCCCCTCGGCCCAATCCGGTACCCACCGCATACACTCTTCGACGTATGCTTGTGCTTCTTCTGCTTGGTCCTCTGGTGCGATACATGCGACAGCATCGTGCACCGTATGCGTTACCTGATATCTCTTTGCGATGAGGATCATCTGCTCACCGATTATACAACGTGCTATAGCTTGGCATACGTTTTCGACGACCGCCCCACCGTAAATCCGGTTCCATCCCTTACGAGACTTGTACTGGTACTCGTCGTTATTCCTCTCATCCTTGGTAACCTTCAAGTCCCTATACGGAAGATACAAGCCACTCGGCAAGAGGATAGCCGTCTTTTCAGGTACAACCTTGAGCACTCCTTTGCGTCCTAGCGGTACTGAATCCCCTAACACCATCCGCTCAAGGGCCAACTGCGAGCGTCTCCAAAGTGCCACGATAGCCGGGTATGTCTCCCGGTACGTACGTATGATCTTAGCCGCCTCATCCTCGGTCAGGTCAACCCCTTCCAACTTGAGAGAATTTCGGAACTTAACAGCACCAAGCCCATAACCGCACCCAAGCACAACTGTCTTACCCATAAAGCGTTCAGGCTTTGTGATCTCCCCGACAGGCTTTCCGTAAATAACTGACGCCATGATCTTGTAAACATCTCGTCCCTCTCTGAAGTCGGTTACCAAGTCTTCCTGTTCAGCCAACCACGCAAGCACTCGTGCTTCAATCTGTGATGAGTCAGAGTCAATCAGCACATAGCCTTCGGGTGCAAGGATAGCCCTCTTAATTTTCCCTGCGTTCTCACCACGTGACGGGAAGTTTTGAAAGTTGATCTTGTCCGACCCACCCCACCGTCCCGTGTGGGCGGCGTAATAAGCGAGGGGCACTGGTATCGGTCCTCGCTCCG